GATTCACCGTAGATTTTCCACGGTTCAAACTTGGGAGTATGTTCGACATGGCCCTCAGTCAACTCAATTATCCTGTTGAGATAAGCGTGCAATGGGGGGCTAGCACGAGACTGAGGCAGCAAGCTTAATGCCGTCCCACGGATTAAGGACTCCTTGGTGACATTTTTAGGCTTGTCGAAGCACCAAGCGATCTTGTTAATAACACGACCAGCTTTAGGTACTAAATTCCAACCAGTGGAAGTAGGAGTGAACCGCATGGAACAAAACTCAGCCAAATGTGGCTTGGCAGGATAATGCGGGGTAGCCTTAAATCCGAGTTTTGCCATGCCCGTCGCCCAATCGATTTTGAAACCTTTAGGATGGGTACCCAAATTATCATCGCCAGCCACGAGCATACACAACTCTTTCATGGCTTCTTTGGCAGTTTTACTACGCTCACGACAATAAATGAAAAGGTGCATGCAACCATTTTGCCAAGAGTTGTTGCATGAGGTACCTGGGTCGCCCGAACATCGGCAACCTTTACGACGATACTTAATGCCCAGGGATGTAACACCGTGAACATCACAGTTGCCTTCCAGCAACTGGACTGTGGCCAAAGGAGCATGATAACGCTTGGCAATTGCAACTTCCAATTTCAATAGCTCAGTAACGAAGCTAGCATCGAAGGCACTGACGTCATCATCGAAAAGAGCTTTCTCAGCAGCGTCTAATTTTGCTGCAAGATCTTGGGACTTAATTCCGCTAGCAAACGTAATTGCAGCATTCTTGTTCCAAACTTTTTTGAGATGCCCTTGGAACGCAGCAAACCATGGCCCTACCAAGCAAATAAACTCGGCAGTGGCACCCTGAATAAGACGGGGTGCTTTTTCCACAACACCAAAGGGCGTGCGGTGGTTAGTGAATTCCTCCTTAACAAAAGATTTCCGAGTAGTCCACTTATGCACATGCGCAGACACGTCGGAATCAGGACCTATACCATCTGCCTGCAGACGGTCCCAAGCGGCCTGAAGCTGCAGTTTAACTGCAGTAGAAGCATTGGAACCCTTGAGATAATCAGCAAAAGGTAAAGGCTCAATTTGCAAGCCTTGCCGAAAATAGTGTCGGCATTCTTCTTCACAAAAGAAATGTAATCATTAAGATACTCCTTGTCAGGAAC